AACACCTTCTTAATTGGATAATTATCCAATCATATTCTACAATATATAATTAGAATATTTCTTTATATATTTTTCTCAAAATAGACCATTTTAAATTTCCATTGGTGTAAATCAATTTTTTTTAATTATTGAACGAATGTTTAGTTTAGAATATCTTTTTTAATCGTATAATATATAGATGACTGGAGGTTTAATACAATTAGCCCAGTATGGATCACAGGATATATTTTTATCAGGTAATCCACAGATAACATATTTTAAAACTGTATATCGAAGGTATACAAATTTTGCACTTGAGACATTTACTCTTCCTTTTCATACACCAATTGGATTTAATAAGGTGGCGACAGTAAAATTTCCTTATCGTGGAGATTTATTGTACAAGATAAAATTGGAACTTATAATGAATGAAACTAATATACCAAGAATACCGGATCAATCGGAAAAGACAATAGCTAAAATAAACTTAGATAAAGCAAAAGAATATTATAACAGATCTAGGGCATATTTTACCCTTAACACAGGTGCGAATATAGAAGCTATGAAAATATTAAATGCAGATAATGGGTCAATTGAAAAAGTCAAAACAGCCATAACAGCATATTATATTAATAATCCAGAATATGTATATTCGTCTGGTTCAACTGCATTAGATTTTACAAAACTAATACAAAATGATAAAAAACCACCAACAAAACTAATTGACGGCACGCCTACAATTCTTAATTTTAAAGAATCTGATTTACATATTGGTTATTTAATAGAATCGTATTCTGGATCCAGCAAAATCGAATTAAAAAAAATTCTTAAAGGGTGTTTATGTGCATGTGATAATTTGCACGAATATTATTTCAATTTCAAAAATGGAACAAACGATTCCGATGGAGTGTTACCGTTACAAGAAATATATGATGATATATCGTCCGTGCGTAGAAAATTTGCATGGGTCAAAAATCTTGGTACATCAATTGTAGATAATGTATCGATTGCTATAGGTGGTTTAACTATTGACAGATTATATGGAGAATGGTTAAATATTTGGTATGAATTAACTATTAGTAACGAAAAGAAGAAAATTTATGATAAAATGGTTGGTAATGTTCCCGAAATGACCGAATTCACTAGAGATAAAAAACCAAAATATATAATTACAACACCACTGCCTTTTTGGTTTTGTTTGAACAATGGTTCAGCATTTCCGATGATTGCATTAGAAAAGCAAGAAATTGTTTTAAAAATCAAATTTCGTCCTATAGAGCATTGTTGTTATTTGGATTCTCCGAGTGAAACAGAAGATGACCCAAAGTTGATAGAAGAATTAGAAGATCATGGTCATGTACGTTTTAATGCGAATATAAAAGCCGATTATATTTTTTTAGATGATGAAGAAAGAAAACGATTTGCACAATCTTGTCACGAATATGTAATAAACCAATTACAGATAAATGAATTCAAAACAACAAAATCCGGAGGAGTAACATTAAATTTACAATATATACATCCTTCCAAAGAAATTATAATTGTAGCACACAAAAAATCTAGATTGGAAAATATCGATGGATTAAATAGTACATTAAATTGGCACAATTATGGGGTATATGAAAATGAATTGACTAATCCTGTTAAATCTGCATTATTTAGTTTTAACGGCCACGATAGAATCAAATCAATAGATGGATCTTATTTTAATTATGTTCAACCATTGTGTCATCACACTAGAACACCTAAAGATGGTATTAACGTAATATCATTTTCATTAAAACCAGAAGAATTTCAACCATCTGGAAATTGTGATTTTAGCAGAATAAAAAATCCGGTTATATATCTAAAATTTCATAAAGACTTTAATCCAGATGGCGAAGAAGTTAGAATAAAAGTATTTTGTGTTGGCATGAATTTATTAAGAGTTATGTCTGGTTTAGGTGGAGTCGCTTTCGTAGATTAATTTAATATTTGCGCATTATTTTTTACATAAAAATAATACGATATTATAATAAGTAATGAGTGCAAGTATTTTACAATTAGTTGCAAGTGGAGTGCAAAATCTTCATATAGTAGGAAAACCAGAAATAACATTTTTTAAAACTGTATATAGGAGACATACAAACTTTTCCACTGAATCTGTTCCCTTACACTTACCAGATGGTACAGATTTTGGTTCAAAAACATCAAAAAATATTCAACTGATAGGTGATTTATTATATAGAGTTTATTTTTCAGCAACAATTCCTTCAGTCTCATTGACAAATGATAATAATAAAATAGATAAAATAACAAAATTTGCATGGGTAAGAAAACTAGGATTTACAATAATAAAAAATACAAGTGTAGAAATAGGCGGAGATATAATAGATAAACAATACGGCGAATGGTTGCATATTTGGAACGAATTATGTGAAAAAAATAAAGATGGTGTAGATAAATTAATAGGAAATGTCGATGAACTTATACAGTTTTCATCCGAGAAAGATGAATATACTATTAATGTTCCGTTGAAATTTTGGTTTTGTAGAAATTCCGGACTGTCATTACCATTAATATGCCTAAAATTTCACCAAGTAAAGTTACATATCGAAATCGAAAAATTATCTAATTGCTGTATATTTGGCCCAACCAATTATATAAAAATTAATGATGGAATTGTTAGATTTTCCGAATATGAATATATTGAACAAACAATAAATTCCGAAACTGCCAAAGGAATATTTATGGATTTTGATCAAGATACAGGAAACTTATATTATGTTAGAATAGGTTCACAAAAATTTCAGAGTTCTGATTCTGAAGACGATGACGAATATAAAATAGTTGGATTAACATCAAAATATTATACATATCCTAAAAAAAATACTAAAGAAAGAATAAAAAGAAAAAGACAAATAAGTAATTTATCATTAACAAATTGTAAATTTATGTGTGAATTTATTTATTTGGATAACGACGAACGAAAAAAATTTCTTGAAAATTCCCATCAATATTTAATAGAACAATTACAATTTAATGGAGAACAAACACTTGGTTTTCCAGTTAACAAAATTAATTTATCATTTAAACATCCAATAAAAGAATTGTTTTGGGTTTCTCAAATAAAAGATTTTTTAACTGAAAATTATTATGATCATATGAATTATACTGATTCATATAAAAAAATTAATAATAAACCATGTGGAAATAATTTAATAACTAAATGTAATATTAAAGTAAATGGAATAAGTAGAATTGACGATCAAGACGGAACTTATTTCGGATGGAATCAGGCATTTGATAACCATAGTGCATGTCCAGAGGAAGGTATTAATATATTTTCGTTTAGTTTACTTCCGGAAGATTATCAACCATCCGGATCATTAAATGCTAGTATGGTAGAAAAAATGTGTTTGCACATTTGGTTAAATAAAATAATAAATGAAACAAATCCGGCTTATCTTAAAACATATTCTTTGTCATATAATATATTAAGAGTATCTGCTGGTCTTGCTGGGGTTGCGTTTTATTAAAATAACATTATTGTCCAGTAGATCCAAATCCCCCGATTCCTCTTTCTGATGAATCTAATTCGTCAACTAATTTAATGTCAAATGGTGTTAAATTTGGAGAACACAATTGAAAAAGTTTTTGACCTGCATATATTGTATATGGTTCTGATTGTGTATTTCTTACACATGCAATTATGGCTCCCCTATACCCATAGTCAATTATTCCTACTGAATTCGCCATTTGCAACGGTGTTTTAGATATACTACTTCTTGGATACAAATAATATCCGCTTTTAAATGTTGGTTGAATACATAATCCCAAATCTATTTTTTGTGTAGATTTTGGTTTAATTACTAAATCTTTCGGAAATGGCAAATCCAGACCAGAGTCATTTTTTCTTGATTGTACCATTTGTTCTTTCTCTTTGTAATATTTTACTAATGATTTGTCTGTTATTTTTAGTAAAAATTTATCTCTGTTAGGTTTAATAATTTTCCAAGTTAATAAAAATGTTACAAGACCTGCCAAACTACCAAAAAATATATTTGCTACCATGATTTTTTTGTATATATTATAAACTTTTGTTATTTAGTAATAAAAGTTCAATTTTTATGTTCATGTACTATAATGTTTTTTAAATTTTTTACCATTCAAATGTGTAATATTAAATTTATACGATGCATCAAGTGAATACGATGTTTCTTTATTTTCATAATATCCTTCAACACCATCTGATCCTCCATTTTCGTTTATTTTTATTTTATCAATATATTTTTCCATATATTTTTCACGGTTTAATACATGTTGTACATTTGCTCGAAATTTGACTCTTCTTAACACTACTCCGTCAATTTCAATTGCATCAAATCTATCTTTTGCATATACAAATTCACCATTCATTATAAGGTGATGTAGTATTTTCATATTACTTATATTCAATTTGACATAATCAACAGCATCACCGTGGTCTCGGACTATTTCTACCACTTGTTTTAGTGATAATTGTTTGTTAGAACATCTATCTGTTCTCCAATCATGCTCCAGCTGAACCAACACTGGTTTTTTAGACGAAATTATTGAATTATAATAACCATGTGACAAACTTTTCGATTTTATCATTTTTGGTTCAATATTGTGTGTTGTTTTAAAATACTGTTCTAAGTTTTTTTTGAAATTATCGAATTGTTCTGTTACAGGATGTGGATCAATGTAAACCGATAGATCTAATTTTGATACATCGAGATCGAATGTTTTAACAAATGATTCGAATGTTTCACACATTGGGTAGATTGACGGCGCATTAACTGTACAATTTGTAAAAATATTCATACCGAACGAATCGTAATATGTTTGTTCCATTATATTGTTATATTAATATGTGTACTTTTCTTTATGTTTTTTAATACATGAAGAAAATTAAAGATAGATAATTTAGTTGAACATCGCTAACGGCTTGAATTCAGAGACTGCTTCTTCTGATGAGTCGATGCTCTTTTGGTCAATGAGTTGTTGAAGTGCTTTCATTATGCTCAATAATGAAACTTCTCCTCTGTAATGGTGTTTGACCATTCTTGTATGTTTGTTACGGAGTTTATCCATGTTATCAACAGTCAAAATCTTAGATGGGTAATCTGAGAAATATTCAGACATAGAGTTGAATTCTTCCATTGTTCTTACAATCTTAAAGATCGATTCTTCTTCTTTGGCCATGTTCTTAAGTTTCTTGTTGATTTTATCTTGTTCTTCTTTAGGTAAATCTCTGCCCTTGTTTTGGAGTGTTTTCAATTGTCCGTGGAACATTGTTCCTAGCAATCTTGATCCCATGTTGTGGATAGATTTCTTGTTATTGAAGTCATATGTGAAGTTTCCTCCGGTTTGTACTGGCAATAAGATTGGTGCTTGGCCACCGAGTGGAGCAACAAGTGATTGAATGTCCATTGGTAATCCGTATGTGGATCCGAAATAACTGGATTTCATGTAGTTGCCCAACATATCCAAATCATAACCGAAGTTGTTAATGTCAACTCTGGCTGGAATACCTAATCTTTTGGCTAATTCAGTTCTCTTAATTTCAGTTGGTACTGGGACCTCATCTGGACCAGTGTAGTTTTTGTTTAAAATCTTAGGATTTTTGTTTACATATTGGCTCAATAGTTCCAAATAACTGATGATCTTGCTCTTATCTCCTTTGATGATTTCGCGAACTTCTTCAGATGCGAATTTAGACTGCAAAAGGAATTTGATATATGTGTCTGTTCCTTCAACTTCATCTAAACCTGTAATTTCATTGGTAACCATTCTGAAACCAAATCTTTTGAGTGTGCGGTATGCAACATATGGATGTACATTATCGATTTCAGCCTTGGCTACTTTGTAGAAATCTTCAGTCTTCAAGTATTCCAAACATCCAGACATATCACCATCTTCGCCAATCAAACATTTAAATACATAATCTGTGCATTGTTGTCCCTCTTTTGGTACTAATGTTGTGAAACATTTGTTCTCTTTGCGGAAATCTGCCAATGTGCCCTCGGAGTCGCGTCCTTCATATATTACTTCTTTGCCGTTAACTATTTTAGATAAAAGACCATCTTTGTTTCTCGTCCAAAGATTCTCTGTGATAATATCAGCATATGATTCAGTGGATTGTTGTGCTGGGATACCTGCTGTCTCTGCTTTGCTTACAACAAAGAAACGTTTACGGATCAACTCGTCAATCTTGTATCGGAAATATTGCGCAGTGTATTTATCAACAGCGCATTTGTATGTGGGGCAAGTATACATGTTTGTACCAGCATTTAAAACTATGGTGGCTCTGTCCGTTCCAGCTACTGGAACTAAGTTGTATAATTTGTTATATATACTTCTGAAAGTATCATTTACAGCAGGGCTTGCGACCCAGCCGGATACATTGAAATGTTGTTGTTGTCCAGCGTAATCAGTGTACCAAACACTACCGAATTTAGATACAGGGAGTAAAGGCAAAGCTTTTTCAAATTTGGTTATTGTGGAACTAGCACCCCACTTCTTCAAGTTGAGTCTGAAGTTTGATTTTAGCCCTGTACTTACTCTATTGTAATCAGTTACTGCAGACCATTTATCAACTGAATTAGGATCATTAGTGAATTCACGTAATTCAATGAACGCCTCATAGAAACGTTTAGTTTTCTCATTGAGTTTATCCCAAACCTTGTATACACCTTCGTAGAATTTCCATGCATCAGCATCCTCTAATGTTGTATATTTGGCTGTGAAATGTACACGTACTTCTGCTTTGATAGTATTAAATACCAAATCTTTGAATTGTGTATTTACACCGTCGATCCATTCTGGGTGAGCAGCTATAGCGATAGCGCCACCAACAGCATTACCTGTGACATAAGATTGGAATACTGAGCTCGCATAGTCATTCACGTGCGATCCTTGAACACCACCAAGGGCACCGCCTGGTGCCGCTCTTTTTACTATATCAATCAAAGCCTTGACCTTTTGTTTAACGAAATCTTTTAATGCAACTTTCAATTTGTCACCAATATTTCTTACAAGAGTGTCAACTCCTAATCCGGATTGAGTTTCGAGATCATGTAATATTTGCCTTAATGATCTGGTTACTTGATCCATGTTTTGTGACACACCACCTGCGTTGAAATGACCTATGCCAGCAATAACAGTTTGTATTCCACCTAAATCAATTCCATTTTGCATCACCGTTTTGTTAACTAGAACATTCTTGGTTACTATACCAGCACTATCTAAAATTGCTGAAATTATACCACCTCTTGCATTAAGATCGGTATTATATGGTGTTGCGCCCAACCAAGCATCCAATCTGGATTCGATTGGTCCTGCTCCGATAATGTCAGCGCCAGCAACAACATCAATTCCCATTGCTTCAGTATAAATTGCTTCAGAATCGGTACCATTATGCAAATATTGCCCAATACCGTTGGTATTCGCATTTGCGTTTTGTAATGTTCCGATAGAGGGAATTGATGTTGCTCCGAATAATCCTCCAATAATAGCTTGCAATTGAGATAAATTGGCGCCGTCTGGTACATACATTGCTCTTGTCATGCCACCTGCAGCACGTGAATCTAAAATCCTTTGCCCTTGGGCAGTATTTGGGGCTGGGGCACCAGCAACTAAAACTCCATTCCAGTCGGTACCACCCATGTCAAATCTTTCGTGACTGCCGACACCACCGGCCTGTCCGTCCACTAATCCACCATGTCTAACTTGCATCATATTTGCCCATTCTGCGGTTGTATCTGGATGACCGGCTCCAGTGTGAGAAGTGTAACGCATATCAACTAATGCAGCTACACCTGGGATTCTCCTCATAAAGTCGTCGTCGTTGACATTTCTTCCTGCTAAAATTTTTGTGTACCCGTCCAACACTTTTGATATATTAGACATTCTGTCGCTTGTGGATGTTGCTTTGTCTAATTTGTTGTGCCATAAAGCAGTTTTCATGAAGAAATCTGTCAACTCGTAATGGACATCATCGTCTCTCATTGCGGCTGGCTTGTTTTCAAAATACTGAGCCTTGTAAAGGTCCCATGCGAGTATATCGTCGCTAGGCCAGTTTGTGGCATCATTGAATTTTGATGTAAA